GGTGGTACAGATGCCAAAGAAATTGTAAATGGTAATTGGAAAGATCTGTGGGAGATCAAGACAGGTAAGAAAGCTCCTGTAGATCTATCAGATGTTTTACCAGTACAACTTGGTATCGTAACCGAAGATTTCAATCGAGAATGGTTTACAAAAGAAACACAAATTCAAGTACTTAAACCAGGTATCATACAATCTAAACTTGTAGAATTTTTGTATGCAAGTGTTGATGGTATTACAGATAGTGGTTGTATATTTGAAGCAAAGCATGTCAGCCCATTTTCGTTCAAAGATGTTACACATAGATACTATCCTCAGATACAACATTATCTGATGGTTACAAGATTTCAGAAAGCGTATCTATCTGTACTGATTGGTAATTCTCAACACAAGATCTATGAGATTGAAAGAGATGATGAGTTCATCAAACAAATGTTTTATGCTGAGTGTATGTTTTGGAATTTTGTTATGACAAATGTACAGCCACCAGACTTTGTTGCTTTTGATCAGTTCAAAGGAGATGGTAAGATTGTTGAGAATAATTTAACAAGAATTTATTTGAATGGAGAACAAGCGTATGAGTTTGAATTACCCAATAGCAGCTGGTTACAAGAAACAGAACACTAGCAAAAATGCAGCTAAAGACATAAACAAAAAGCTGCCATATTTGAGAACTAAAGTATTACAGATAATAAAGAATAAAGGTAGTTATGGAGCTACACCAGAAGAAGTAGCAGATCTACTGAATATTACAATATTATCAGTAAGACCAAGATTTACTGAGTTAAAAATCAGTAAGGATATAATTGATTCTGGAGTTACAAGAAAGAATCAGTTTAACAAAAATATAATCGTATGGAGGTACAATGAAAGGAACAGACAATCCAAATAAAATTATTTGGGATCAACTGAAAGTTACAGATCCTAAGTTTACAAAAAAGATTAACAAAGGATTTGGAGATATTACTTCGATAGATCCTATGTGGCAGATCGGTAAGATGACAGAAACCTTTGGACCTTGTGGTAAAGGTTGGGGTTTTGATGTGAGCTATGCTTACACAGATACTTATGTAGCTGCAGAAGTTAAGATTGTTTGGAAAGATCAAGATGATATCTGGTACAAGTATGGTCCAATATCATCTATGCAGAAACTATCTGTAGGTAAAACAAATCGTTTTGATGATGAAGCTAGTAAGAAAGCTATGACAGATGCTCTAACAAAAGGTTTGAGTTATCTGGGTATGTCGGCTGATGTATTCTTAGGATTGTTTGACAATAGTAAGTATGTACAGAAAGCTACAGCTGAGTATGAATCAAAAGCAAAGGAACTAAAGAAAGATGAAACCTAGAATATATGTTTCTGGAACTATAGAGTTGAATGATAATGTTCATTCTAAAGTAAAGTTTAGTTTAGATACTGAAGCTGGTACTTGGCAACAATGGGGTAATACCAACGAGAAAATGTTTAAGACAGTTGATATTGCCACTAAGATGCAAGAAGCCATTATGGATTCAGAATTAATAAATAATTTAGAGATAGGAGTAACTGATGATTAATAAAGTAATGTTAATAGGTAGAGTTGGCTCAGAGCCAGAAATCAAAGTAACTACAAAAGATGAAAAGTTTGCAAAGTTATCTTTGGCTACCAACAAAAGATACAAGGTAGGTCAGACTAACCAGGAGAAAACACAATGGCATATGATCAAAGTGTTTGATCCAAGACTAGCTGAGACTATCGAGAAGTATGTACACAAAGGTACTATGTTGTATGTTGAGGGCGAGATTGAGTATTCAAAGTATGCTGATTCTGAGGGCAATCAAAAGACTACAACAGAAATACTTGTACCAAAGTTTAGTGGTGTAATCAGAATGGTTGGAGAGAAAGCAACTGGTAGTAAACCAGCAGCTGCAAGTTCAACTGATAGTGTAGATGATATACCATTTTAAGAATACCTAACAAAAAAGATTAAGTTCAAATAGTTAGGTTAGATCCTAGCTGGTGGTGTAACCACCAACTGGATAATGGTTAGGAAGTAACGACTTAAGTGTCACCCAGGAAAACCTATTAAATTTATTCCTGGTCTATGAATTGACATAGTATAAACAAAGCCATAATGAACACTCTACTGAATAATGAGGTAGCTCCTCATGGGTATCATAGTGCCTACTAAGAAACTATGTAGTGGAGCTAGGGAAGTGTGATTGAGTTTCCAAATATATTGAATAGGAAACGTCTTTTTTTAAAGATGCCAGTGGTTTATCCACTTCCCCCAATGGTTTCTGCGTGGTTGCAGAAAGGAGTAGGAAAAGAGTTTTGGCTGCTTTTTCTACTGACATCTCAAATGCCAAAAGGAAAGGTAAACTAGAAAAAATTTTAACAATAATATAGAGATATTAGTTAATAATATTAATATGTGTGTGTGAGATTTGATTTAGTTGACTTTTTCATCGCTTCTTTAGGGGATTATGCGTAAATGCGTGTAATCCCCTTTTTTTTGGCTCTCAGCGAGTTTTTATGTTTCTTCGGTATGACTAGTCAAATCTAACCGAATTAGCCATTCTCTTTCCATTTCTGAGCTATTTTTTCGCCACTTCTTCCAGCTATGTATCCACCAACACCAATAGTTAGAAGATTCCACATTGGATCTGGTATACTTAGCGAAAGACTTGTACCGAATATAGCATTAGCGAAAGGAGCAATAATGTAATTGTTAGCGATAACAATAATACAAATCCACATAAGAGCTGGACGCCAAGTAGCAGTAAGCCAATGCTTAGATTCAGCTTCGGCTTTAATGATACTAGACTTTGCGATAAGTTCTTCATGCTCTCCATTTATAAGTTGTGTGTTAAGTTCATGCTTTAGTTTCTCTTTCATGTCTTTATCTGGTATTGCTTTATCAACAATACCACCGATCATCTTGGCTAAAGGACCAACTGTCGATAATAAAGGTAAAGGCATTAGATTATCCAGTTCCAGATAATCAGAAGTATAATTACTGCAACAGCACTAAAAAGAATTTTACCTCTTTTGTTTAAACCGCTCCAGCTATCTTTGGCTTTCGCCCATAAATTACTAACCATATTCTTTCTCCAATCTACTCATAGAGATAAATTTACTATCTTGTATATGATTACTCCATATATCAAGTTCGACAATACCCCAGGACCACCCTGTCATATTGAGTTTTGCATATTCTTCTACATGATCTTGCGGCAAACTACAACCAACATTGACGATTCTTACCCATTGTGAATCGCCAATTTTGGGAGCTTTCCAATCTCTATGCTTATGTGTATGACCAAAAACGACATCATGTAAGGTATCATTTGCTACTTGTACCTCTCCATTTTTACCTCCATATTCTTTACCCATAATGTTCAAAGGAGCATGGACAAAACCAACCCCACCTATAAATTTAAACTCCCCATATTCTGTAGTAGTCCAACCTCTATCATGGAAAGTATCGTATAATGCTTTTTTCATTAGACCTTGTATTTCTGGAATCTTTTCTTCAAACTTATGTACTCTCATTTCGTGATTACCAATAGTACAATGTCTAGGAATAGAATCATTCTTTAATGCTTTATTGAAAGTATCAATCGCATTTCTAAGAGAAAGTATATCAACCATAAAAGCATCTTTTAACTTGCCTTGTTGTGTATCATTCTTTTGGAAACTAGATAATGAATCGAAGCTGCCGAAGTCTCCGATTTGAATTATATAATCTGGTTTAGATTTTCTTGCGTATTTACCTATCCAGGTAAGTCTGTCTTTAGATAGCTTTGGAGAATCGTGAACATCTCCTATTACTAACACTTTGTTTCCTTGAAACTTCATACATATTACACTTATGTACCTAGTGGTTTGTAGTATGGGATTTCAAAAGAATCAAACTCTATACAGTGTGCATCAAACTTTGTTCTATCTTTATATTCTTCAGATCTTTGTTCAAAGTTATTAAGAGCTGCAGCTTGTTGTTCTATACAATCAAAGTCTGTTGCATAAAGTTCAGCTTGATATCGAACACTTGGCATTTCTGGAGTGTGCATAAACAACACTAGCAACCAAACTTTCATTAATATTTATCTTCTATAATTTTATAGATCTTCATGTTACCCTCACTATCTGGTCTAAGTTCAGCAACGACTTGACCACAGCTATATTGTATAACATTTTCTCTGCTTTGGCTAAGATTTCTCTCAGCTTCACGCTTAGCTTTTAAGCATTTTGATAAACCATCTGTCATCATATGACCATCAAGAGATCCATTAACAAACATACATAAAGCAAAAACTGTTTCAATGACCATTGGCTTCCCTCACTTTATCTTTTAATTTTTCTACATCATCTTGAAGTTTTGCTACTTGATCTTTTAGAAAATCAATATTTACTTTATTATGCATACCACCCTCAAGTTGTTCTGTATGTTTTTCTACTTGTCCAGCTATATGTTCAATTAACATAAATTGTTCATTATCTGCTGGTAAAGATCCCATTTCTCCCCTGGGCCATTTAATTCTAAACTCAGTATTTTTTTCTACATCAGCTACCATTAATTTTCCTTGTGTTTCAATATTATTTAGTCTTTCTATTATACCGAAGTATGCCCATACAGCTGTAGCTACAGCTCCAAGCAAACCTAAAAGATTTTTAAGAGGTAAACCTATTTCAGTTTTATCTGATACAGATGGCATTTACTGACAATCGCAATCTTCTTTATTTAGTTCGCAATCACATTTAGGATTAATCATAGCTTATCCATTTCCTCTTTTACTTTTGCCCAAGTTATTTCTGAATGAGGACAAGTAGTGCTATCTATTGACATGCCATTACTATCTTCTCCAGTTTTCCATTTAATTTGATTAAAATGTTCTTCTGTAGTTATTTCATCTAGTGCAAAACTAAATTCTGCATCACTTTTTAAAACCCATATTGCATTACAAACTTTTGAAATATTTTCTTTATTCATGCTAAAATCTCCATAGCAACTAAATTAGTTTCTCCAGTTAATCTGTAAGTCATATTAACTCCTGTATCTGAAACTCTCATAATTGGATCATAGTGAATCTGAGAAGTTGTATTTGGGCTATCTAATTTTACACAATTAACAGCAACACCTAAATCATTATAAGTAGCACTATGTATGTAAAAACCCTGTATACCATTATTACTTGATGCTCCTAAATCTGTTTCTGTACCTCCAATATCTCGTCTTAAACTATAGTAAACATAAAAGTTATCATTTGCAGTATCTTGATAACCCATAGGCGATTGATACAATACTAATATTTTACTACTTGTAGCAGTAGGAGTAATACTTACTCTAACATTAGTAAATCCAATAAAACTAGTATTACTACAAGTGCCACCATGTGTATTTGAATAGGTAACAACTTGACCAACTTTACCACCACTAATTCCAGTTAGTGCTGATCCATCTACTGCCGCAAGTGCGCCTGAAATAGAACTTCCTTTTACTTTAATTAAACTCATGGTTTACTCCATACTGTATGTGTTAAGTTACCTTGCTCATCTCTAGCAAGTAAATCGTCATAGTCTGCTTCAAAATAATCTTGTGGTATATTTCTCATACTTTGTCTGTAAGTTTTCATTTCATCACTCATCACATTATCTGACATAGCAAGATAATCTGTTTCAGAAAGTTTTTGATTTCTTATTTTTCTTATTTCAGCAAGTTGTCTTGTTGGTTTTGCATTATTCCAAGCTGTTTGTTGAGCATCAAATTCAGCTTGTTCTTCTGCTGTCATTGGTCTGCTCACTCCATTTATATTTACATTTGTCATGTTACTATTCCATAAATTGCAAAAGAAAGACTATCAAAAGTACCAGCACTTGTGAAAAATCTTACTCCTGTTATTGCTGTGGTTGAGTTCCATTCTAAAGTTCCATGACCATTAAAACCATAATTACCAGTTCTTCTACCACCACCAGCAAAAACTAATCTTTTCTTTAGAGTTGTACCAGCTGGATTGTATAAAGTACCCTCCCATGCAAAATGTTCATCAGCATCATGTCTAACAGTTTCTCCTGTTATTTTACCATAATCATTTAAGCCAGACCAAGATGAGCCTTGACCATCTGTATTAAAACCAACGCCAGCATATTGATATGAATTACTACCAGATTCAACATAACCACTTCCTCCAGTTAGCCATCTTAATCTTACTTCAGAATCTTGACTTGTATTCCAATCGTATAAAAATATTTTATATATTTTATAAGTTGAGCTAAATTTATTTGTTAATGCTACATATGCATCGCCAGAACTTACACTACCAGAATGTATTTTTACTAAATTACCACTAGGAGTATCAATAAAACTTAAATTACCAGAACTATCTGTCTGCATTATTTTATTTGTTGCTGGAGCAGTAGTAGGTAAAGTTAATGTATAGCTTTGACCAGCACTATGAGCTGGAGATTTAATTTTAACTC